TCATTACCGTTGCGCGCGCCGCCGAAATCTTGAAAGTTACTCCGCGCCGAGTTCAATTCCTGATTAACCAGGGACGTTTGCCAGCGTCGCGTTTTGGATCGCTCTGGATGCTTCACGAAAGTGATGTCCGAGCGCACAAACCCAAACCGCGCGGACGACCTCCGGCGGTTGCTTAACCTCAGAAAGCTCACCTTATAGGTGAGCTTTTTTTGTTTCCACAACGGCTGTTGACAATCCGTGGTTGCAGATTCAAATCATAAATAGATCGAGGTCGCGTAGTCTTTACGCGCGATTTCCCGACAGCGGGGATCGTGCGTTTAAAGATACGCTTCGTTAGCATATCCGCAACGATCCTTAAGCATTCTGCATAAGGATTGCAACACATGGAAAATATTGAATCTTTGCGCGAATTGCGCAACAAGTCTTTGGCACAAGCCAAAGAAATCCACGCCAAGGGCGAAGCCGAAAAGCGCGCTTTAACTCCAGAAGAGCAAGCCGCTTTTGATAACTTGATGGCTCAAGTTGATGACCATGAAGTTAGAATCTCGGACTTAGAAGCTGCCGCCGGTATTCAAGCCAACGACATTGCCGACGCGGCTGTTGCGCGTTCCAGCAAGCTTGCAAAAGCGGAAGAAGCTTCCAAAAAGGTTGCCGTCCGCAAGTCAGCGCCGATTGAAGCTCCGGCTTATGTGCGCGACTTCAACGACAAGCAGTCTACCGAAGATAAAAAGCTTGCGCTTCGTGGCTGGCTTGGTTACCACTCCATCGAGGGGATTACCGACCGCCAGCGTGAAGCCGCTCAAAGGTCCGGATTGGATTTGCACAACAACAAGCTTTCTTTCCGCTTAGGTGGCAAAGCTCCTCGCAATGTCCAGGAAGCTCGCGCTCAGTCGCTCACCGGTTCCGCCGGTGGATATACTGTTCCGCAAGGTTTCTTGAACCAGCTCGAGGAATCTTTGTTGGCTTTCGGAGGTATGCGAGAAGTTGCGACCGTTCTCAGAACGGACAGCGGCAACGACTTGCCAATACCGACCGTCAACGACACCGGCAACGTTGGTGCTATCCTTGCCGAAAACAGCCAGGTTGCAGAACAGGACATGACATTTGCCCAGATCACTTTGAAAGCGTACAAGTATTCTTCAAAGCTGGTGCGTGTGTCTGCCGAACTTCTGCAAGATACAGCGATTGATTTGGAATCGTTCATCGGAAATGCTTTGGGTAATAGGATTGCAAGAATCCTTAATACTCACTTCACGACCGGCGACAATTCCAGCAAGCCGCAGGGCGTTGTGAATGCAGGCACAGGTGTAACTTGTGCTTCCGCATCTGCAATCACCTACGGCGAATTGCTTGACCTTCAACACAGCGTTGACCCAAGCTATCGTGCAAACGCTCGCTTCATGATGCACGACAGCACCTTGAAAGCAATCCGCAAGCTGGTGGATGACCAGAATCGGCCAATCTTCCAAGCAGACATCACCGGAGCTTCTCCTGGCACTCTGCTCGGTATGCCGATTGTTATCAACCAGGACATTGCGACAATTGCAACTGGTGCCAAGGCTATCGTGTGCGGCGATTTCAGCAAGTATATCATTCGCGACGTAACCGACTTTACCTTGTTGCGTCTTGAAGAGAGATACGCTGACTATCACCAGGTCGGCTTCGTCGGGTTCTCCCGTCACGATGGCCGCATCTTGGACGCTGGCACCGATCCTCTCAAGGTTTTGGTGATGGGCTAATGAGAGTTAAATTCCTTACTTCGGTTGCTGGTTTAAACTTTTGTTACGACTGTAACTTAGTTTACGACTTGCCATCAATCGAGGCTGATGGAGCGATTCAACGCGGTTGGGCGGTCTCTGCGGAGACTGCTCAACCAGTTGCTCCCGAAAAAAAACAAATTGAAAAAGCAATTTCCAAACGTGCGAAGGAGCGCCGCTGATGCTGAAAGTTACCGTAGCTCCGACAGCGGAACCAATCACGCTCCAAGAATGCAAGCTTCATTGCCGCATCGACTCGCTCGAGGAAGATGATCTGGTCAACAGCTTGATTAGCGCCGCGCGCCAGTTGATCGAAACGCAAGCCGGGATCCGGCTGGTAACGCAAACCATTCAAGATGATCGCGAAGAGTTTCCGGAAGATGGAATTATTTATCTTGAAGGGCCAGTTCAGTCAGTAACCGAAATTGAATATCTGGACGAAGATGGCAATTGGGAAACGCTTGACCTTAATTTGGTAGACATCGACACAACCAGCAATCCGGCGCGGATCATGCCGACAGTCGATGAATCTTGGCCGGCAATATACGGTGGACTTGGTTGCGTATCCATCACTTATGTTGCTGGCTTTGGCGCTCCAAGCGCGGTTCCAGCAATTCTAAAGCAAGCGATCAAGCTCCTTGTTGCTCATTGGTATTCAGTACGCGAAACGGTAAACGTCGAAAACATTGTTAACGAAGTCCCTTACACGGTTGACGCAATCGTTGGGATGTTTAAGCGTGGAGTTATCCGGTGATAAAAGCAAGCGACTTAACTCAACGCGTATCACTCCAGCGCAACGCCGGAACAGCGGTTGACGCTTATGGCCAGCCAAGCAATACCTGGGGAACCTACGCAACCGTCTGGGCTTCGGTGCGTCCGCTGTCCGGGCGCGAACAGGAAATCGGCGCGGCGCGCGGAGCGTTAATCTCGCATCGTGTTCGCTTGCGCTATCGTTCTGGCGTGGAACACGGAGACCGCATTTACCTCGGCGGAAGAATCTTGGAAATCATCAGCGTTCGCAACATCGACGAAGCGAAGATTGAACTAGAAATCGACGCAGTCGAGAGGAGCGCGTAAATGCCGAGAGCAGAAATAAAGATTGATACTTCGAGCTTGAAAGAGCTTGTAAGCATGATGGAAAACATTGACAAGAAAGTTCGCAATAAAGGATTGCGAGACGCGCTAAAGGTCGGCAAAAAGATTTTCCTTGAAGCCGCTAAATTGAAAGTTCCAAAAAAATACAAAGTTTTGCTTAGGTCGCTTGGCAGTCGTGAAAAATACAAGTTTGCCAAAGGTTTTGCTTATTCGGTTCTTGGTGCAAAAAGACGAGCTGGGAAAAAGATAAAAGGTCTTGAACACATTCAAACGAAATACGCTCATCTTGTCGAGTACGGAGCGGCACCGCATACGATTGGCCGCGGTGACATCACCAGCGACATTCTCATACAGAAGGGCAGAAGCTACAAATCAACCGGAAATATGCACCCAGGAGCAAGGGCAAAACCGTTCTTGCGCCCGGCGTGGGACCACAACAAAGAAAGAATACTTGGAGCAATGGAAAGAGTTCTTAAAGCTGCCATCGAGGAGGGTCGAGCTTGAGCGCGGCGAAAGCAATGCGAGCGCGTCTTGTTGGCGACTCGACCTTGACCGGTCTGATAGCGCAACGCATTTACCCAGGCAAAGCACCTCAAGACCCAACTTTGCCCTATGTCGTTTACTCGCGCATTAGCACGACAAGAACACCGACGCTCGGCGGACCAACGCGCGTTGCCGAAGCTCGAATGCAACTGGACATTATTGCGACTTCCCAAGCAAGCGCGGAACAGGTGGCAAACGCTGTCCGCAATCGGTTGGATGGATACACCGGCACGAGTGCTAGTGTTGTGGTTCTCTCCTCGGTGGTCGAGGACGAGCAAGACATGAGCGAGGCTATCGACGGATCAGACTCACTTTATTACCGCGTGGTAATGGATGTTCTGATTCAGTACCGAGAAGTTTAAGGAGAACGACTATGGCCGCTGTTGCGTCTTATGGTGCTACGATTTCCATCGGTGGCACTTCTGTTAGCGGAGTTACCGACATTACTCCTCCAAGTTATTCAAGGGGAACGATTGACGTTACTCATCTTGGGTCGGCTAATCACGCCAAGGAATATATCCCTGGCTTGTTGGATGGTTCCGAAATGTCGGTAACCGTTATCTGCGGCGCTGGAACCGGTATCGGAACCGTTGCCGGTTACGTTGATGATTACGGCGCTAACGAAGCCAAAGCGGTTTCGATTACTCTTCCGGACTCTGGCGGATCATGCTCGTTCAACGGCATTGTTACCAAAGTTCAGATGGATGCTGTAAGTGTTGGCGATAACACCGTGAAAGCAACGATCAGCATCAAGCCGACTGGGCAAGTTACTTACTCTTTAACTTAATTTGAAAGAGGTTCTTTGTGATTGATAAAGCAAAGCTTTTGGCTTCGGCGAACGCTTTCAAACTCGGGGAGCTTGATCTCCCCGAGCTTGGAGGCAAAGTCTTTTTGCGCGTTCTTTCCTCTCGCGAGCGCGATGCTCTTGAAGCGGAATTTACCGACGCAAAAAACAGTCTAACGAAGCTTGATAACATTCGCGCCAAGTTGGTTGTCCGCGCGCTTGCCGACGACCAAGGGAAGCGCTTGTTTTCCGACGCTGAAGTTGACCAGGTTGGCGATATGCCAGCGCCGCTTGTAAGCAAGATATTTGACGCAGCGGCTCGGCATAACGGCATGACCGCCGACAGCGTGGAGACCGCAAGAAAAAACTAATTGAGAGACCGACGAAGCGTTTTCTTTTTCGCTTGGCCGGTCATCTAAAAAAGACAGTTGGCGAACTGCTCGACACGATGGACTCACGGGAGCTTTCCGAATGGATGGCGTTCGCTTCGCTGGAACCGCTCGACGGCGACCGCGGAGACATTCACGCGGCGCAGGTTTGCATAATACTTGCAAACCAATGGCGCGGAAAAGAGTCAAAGCTGGTCGAGATAGTGGATTTTATTCCGGATTGGTACGCGGTGGCAAAGCCGAAAAAGAATGATTTTTCAGCGTTCAAAACGTGGATGGTTGCAGTCGGAACGGAGAGAAATTAAATGGCAAAAACAATCGGCTCGCTCTCTGTCGGAATGTCGCTTTCCATTACGGACTTTGTTAAGAATCTGGATAAAGTTAAAAACGACCTTGAGACATTAGACACAGTAACTAAAGCGCTTTCCGGTACTTTTGAAAATAGCGTTGCTGGAATCATGGGCGACGCTGTTCATAAGTTCGCCAAGAGTTCAAAGCTTGGAGCCGACCAGGCTGTAGCATTTACCAAGGAATTAAAGAGCGCCGGACTTCCTGCGGAATCCATCAAAACTATTTTTGAAAGAACTTCCGGAGTGCTTTCAAGGTTTGCAGACAAAGCTGGTGAAGCCAGCGGAGCAATGCTTGAAATATTTGGAAAGATTGGCACAAGTGATAAAGCGGTTTTAAAAGATTTTCAAGCGCTTGAATCCATGGGTTTTAAAGCGTTCAAGACGCTTGCCGACGAGCTTACAAAGGTCGAAGGTAAAGCGGTCAGCGTTGACGAAGTCATGAAGCGCATCGCTTCCGGTTCGCTTTCTGGAAAGCAAGCTTTCTCATTGCTGACAACCTCGGCAACTGCAAAAGAACCAGAGAAGGAAATTGAAGCAACCAAAAGCAAAGCAAAACTTTCCTTGGAAACATTTGTTAAAACCGCAAAAGATAAAATAGTTGGCGCAGCGAAAAGCATTCTTTCTTCTGTTGTAAATTTAATAACAAATCCGTTCACGGTTATTAGCGGCGCTCTTGCGTCTTACGGTGTTTACAAAATTTATGGCCGCGCTGTCGAGACGTTTGCAAAGACCGAAGAAATTATGGTTCGCTTGCGTGGTCTTGCCGGTGAAGCTGGTGGAGCAAAGATTGGTTCCGTTCTTGAAGACATTGCCGCCAAGGGGAGAATTGCTTCCGATGTTGTCGGCGGTCTTGCCGGTAAGTTTCTTGCGGCTGGCTTGAACAGCCAGGATA